AAGCGTGGCGCGATGCTCCTTGATGCATGGGACGAGCATCTCGGGTACCCTGCGTTCCGGAAGAAGGTGTTGGCTGAATGGCAGTCGGTCTACGGGAAGACGGACCGACGCAAGGGGCGCAAGGTCGACCACGTGTTGATGGAGAACAAGAGCTCCGGCATCTCGATCCTTCAGGACCTGAGAGCCGCGAACATCCCTGCTGTGCCGTACAACCCCGGCCGTAACAGCAAGGTTCAGAGAGCGCACAACATCGCTCCAGTACACGAACTCGACTGCATCTACATCCCTGAGAGTGCGAAGGAGCCCGGAGCCTTCGTTACTTGGGCCCGACCCTTCGTGGAGCAGGTAGCGAAGTTCCCGAATGCTGAGCACGACGACTACGTAGACACCTACACTCAGGCGATGCACTTCCTGCGTGACTCTGGGTACTTCGAACTGGCATTCGCCGAGCCCGATGAGGAAGAGGAAGTCGATTACATCGAACGTAAGAAGAGGAAGGCTAACCCCTATGCCGCCTAGCCCCCTTGAACTCATTCGTGCACTCGCCGGTAAGGTGCGCCGCGTCAACCCCATGGAGTTCTCTAAGAACGACGTGGCGGAGTGGCGAGATTTCTCCCGTAAGGTGTTCCGCCCTGAGCAGCAACGCGCCTGGGATCGACAACAGCAGTGGGTTGAGCGAGCACAGAATACTTGGAACGAAGCTCAGATGGAAAAGTATCTTCAGGCAGCGAGCGATGCCGAATACACCGCCGACCGTTACGGCAAGCTTGACCAGGCGGCGGCGCAGGTGGTCCGAGCGAAGCCCTACGACAATGAACTGCGAGCAAGTTTCCTTCCGGGAGAAGGGGCCCCCTCCGGCATCATCACCTACCAACTTCCCGGATACTACCGAGGCGACCCAGTAGCCGACGCCGCGACGTACGTAGAACTCCTCGGCACAGCTCCGAATGCGCAAGGTGCAGGGCGCGTACTTCTGAGAGACGCCGGCATGACTGCTCCTTCCAATCCGCTCGTGCTACACTCCGTGTCCGACCCCCGAACTACGGGGTTCTACGAGGCTCGCGGTATGAATCCAGTACTGCCGGAGAACCAGCAAGGTTCGCTGTTGAAGTCCGATATCCCGCTCTATAAGATTCTACGCGGCGACCTTCTTAAGGAAAAGAAGGGTGGTCTCGTTCAGTACAAGGAGTGCACCTGTGGCAAATAACTGGGATGAGTTCTTCGCTTCGCCGACCAAAGCTTCGAAGAGGTTGCATGTCACAGCGGCGGATGTAGCGCGAGGCGCGAAGATCGACGCACGTAACGCTCAGCGCAAAGCCGCAGCGGAGGCACTACTCGCAGAGCAAAGTCGCACGGCTCCGACCGGACTTCCGTACGGCATCACGCCTAAGTCCGTAGATCCGATGAGTGAATCTCCCAGCATGCTGCCGTGGGACGGCAACCCCGGCCAGACATTGGCTCAATGGGCGGAGAAGGCGCTTCCCTCCCCGACATGGAACAAGCAAGCGCAGGAGGGCATCGGTACTGAGGTAATTCTGAACACACTTCCCTACGGAAAGATTGCATCGGCACTTGGTAAGACAGCGATGCCCTTGGCTGCGACGGCCGGAGTTGCGTACGCTGGAGATGCAACAGCAGGGTCACGGTACGACCCAAGTGCGTTTCTGAAGTACATTCGCCAACACTTCCCCGACATGTTCGACAGCGCCAAGCAGGGAATGAAGTTCACAGCTGACACAGGTCGCGAGGCTGGGGTCTACGGATTGTTGGGCGATTCTATGAGCGTCAAGCCTCGTATGATCGTGCACGGCAGTACCAACAGTGTAGCGCTTCCCCGAGATGTACGCCGTGAACTCATCGATTCCGCAAATGCGTTCGACATGCACACCCACCCGAGCGGCAATGCGCTACCAAGTACTCCACTGAATAACGCAGCGCAGAATGCGTTGGGCGGAGATACGGAGTACTACCAGCGAACCAGCCGAGGAACTCCGTGGCTACGCCCAGGGAAGGCGGACAACTTGATTGTGAGTGTACAACCAAGAGCAGTACGCGAACCACTCGACTTCGGTAATGGTCGTGGGGAATCGTGGACCCACATGAAGATGAATGAATACCCAAGCAAGCAAGAACTGAATAGTCTGGATGAGTATCTAGTCAACAACGCCGACAGATATGAGAACATGCTGCCGATGGGCGACATCGGCATGATGATCCCCGACGACCTTAATACGTTCGCACTACTGAAACACTACGCCGACACAGGACGTGGAGACTTCACCTACAACCTCGGGAAGGAGGTCTTCGGTCCTGGGGGCCGAGAACCCGCCACTCCAATGTATGAAGCCATTTACAACCAACTGCGCAAGGACAAACAACTCAGGAACTACGCCGACGGAGGTCTCGTGAAGTCCGGCCTGAAGATGCTGTTCCCGAACCTCAGCGCTCCGCTCCACGTGGTCAAGCCCAAAGGCGGCAACTGGCTGAGCGGCTCCGTGGAGGATGCGCTGAAGGGGTTACGAAGTGATGTAGTGCGCTACGACCATCCCCGCTTCAAGGAGTTGTTGCCGGAAGATCAGTCCAGGTTAAATGCGGATGGAGTATTCGGAGCAATGCACGACTTTACCCCTGAGATCAAGGCGCGCATCAGTGAGAAGGTGGCGCCCATCAACAACTGGATCGAGGGGCCCCTGACGAAGTATGTGAAGACCCGAATGGCCAGCCCCGAGGACGAAGTGCGGAGACTCGCGGACCAGGGGGTTTTGCACGTTGCCCCTGAGACACTTGGAAACTCTATCCGACAAATACCTGCTGTGGTAAAGGAGCGTGTAGGTGCTGGATTTCCTCCTGAAGGACTTTCTCGCTTACAACAGGGGCATTTTACTGGGGGCTACGATTGGGAAAATGCCTCCGACAGTTTCATAACAAGTGGGAAAGCTGGTAGTTACGCAAATACGAATACGTTTGGAGGGAAGAACCCAGGACCGACGTACCTTCGTGACAATCCTTGGCTGGCCACGGTACCACCCGAGACTCCGGTCTATGGTTTCGCAACGAGGAGCACTGGTTCTCCGCAGCTTGCACCTTCCCTCGGCTTCGACCACCTCGTCGACGAACTGAGCAACGCGCTCGACCCTAACAGCGGCTTGCCCCGGCACCTAGCGCTCACCCCCGAAGCAGTGAAGAACCTGAGCATGGAGAAAGCCGTGCGCCGCGTCGCTGACATCAATGCTTGGCGTGCAGCGCAGATCGCCGAGGCCAACGGTAAGATCGCCGGAGGCCCAGGGCAAGAGCTCGTCCGCGAGTACCCGCACTCCGCCGAGAAGCCGAACCCGAAGGGACTGCGTTGGGTGGAGTTGAACGCGAAGACCCCTCTTCCAACCGGGCATGAAATCAAGACCGACATGACGGGCACTCGGGTCTACGGCCCGCGCGGAGAAGATCTGAGTCGTAGCAGTCACCCCTCTGCGGAAGATGCACTTGTGACATTTAATCGTGATTCCCTCGAAAAGCAACTCAAGTACGAAGGCGACACAATGGGCCACTGTGTCGGCGGCTACTGCGATGATGTCGCCTCCGGCCACTCGCGGATCTTCTCGCTGCGCGATGCCAAGGGCGAGCCGCACGTGACGGTGGAGACGCATCCAGTAAAGGGTAAATTGGAAGAAGAATTTGAAAGAATTACAGGAAAAATTCCAATAAACCAACGAGAGATAGACGAATTTGTTGCTCGTCAGTATGGAGACTATACTAAAGCTCCTCCTTCTGGTTTGATGATATCTCAAATCAAAGGCAAGCAGAACCGCAAGCCCAACGACGAGTACCTACCCTTCGTCCAAGACTTCGTGAAGAATCCTCCACACGGCCAGCCTTGGGCTGAGGTCGGAGATCTTCAGAACTCGGGGCTAAAGAAGGTTCAGATGAGCGAGTTCGGTATAAACGGTTACATGACAAAAGAAGAACTTGAAGCTGCATTGAAGGCTGCTGGGGTTCCAGAGGCTAACATTTCCGGACACGTCTACGGGCAAGGATTCGCCTCCGGCGGCTCCGTTGGCGTCCCTGCAGCGGGCTGGGAGCTTTTGACCGACCCAACGGGCTCCCCGGAGGAAAATAAATTGTCCTGGGACATTTTTTCGGGGCATAATGACCCCGAACAACTTGAGGCTGTGCAATGACCGAAGATACTGAGATCGTCGAGCAGGCTGATGGGTCTGCAATCGTCGCGCTTCCGGAGACGCCGGAGGCCGATGAATCTTCTCATGGCGAAAACCTCGCGGAAAAGTTGTCCTATCATGACCTGAATTCTCTTGCAACTGACCTTCTCGAACTCATCGAGAAAGATCAGGAAGCCCGCAAGAAGCGTGATGAGCAGCAAGAAGAAGGGATCAAGCGCACGGGGCTCGGAGGCGAGGCTCCAGGAGGTGCGACCTTCGATGGTGCCACCCGCGCTGTCCATCCAGCACTCGCGGAAGGGTGTGTTGACTTCTCAGCGCGAGCTATCAAGGAACTTTTCCCTGCGAAGGGTCCCGTCAAGACAAAAATCAACGGGAAAATCGACGACCGACGCGTGTTGGACAAGGCCAAGAGGAAGCGGGACTACCTCAACTGGCAATTGACAACGCAGATCAAGGAATACCGCGACGAGAAGGAAATTCTTCTCACCCAACTACCGCTCGGAGGGAGTCAATACGAGAAATTCTGGTATGACCCCACTCTCAAACGCGTCCGGATGGAATTTGTCCCGATCGACGAGGTATTCCTTCCCTACGCAGCGCAAAGTTTCTACACCTCTCCGCGTATTACACATGTCCAAACGCTGACGAAGCACACGTTTGAGGACAGAATTCGTAGCGGGTTCTATCGTGACATCGACAACCTCGTAACGGAGAGCGATCCAGAACAAACAGCGTCCTCAAAGGCAACCGACAAGATCGAAGGGCGCGAAAAGACCGGCTACAACGAGGATGGCACTCGCGTCGTCTACGAAACTCAGTGTTGGCGACAACTGGAAGATGAAGAGGCTCCGAAACCTTACATCATCCACCTCGATTTCGCCACCGATCAGGTACTAGCTATCTACCGCAACTGGGCAGAGGATGATCCTACCTTCGAAAAACTCGATTGGTGGGTAGAAGACAAGTTCATTCCCTGGCGCGGAGCCTATGGTATTGGTCTCCTCCACCTGATTGGGTCGCTGGCGGCTTCTGCGACCGGAGCTCTGAGGGCATTGCTCGACTCTGCCCACATCAACACCGTCGCTACGGCGATCAAGTTGAAGGGCGGACGTACGAGTGGACAGAATGTTTCGATGGATGTGGCGTCGGTCACGGAGATCGAAGCCCCGGCCGGAACGGACGACATTCGCAAGGTCATCATGGCGATGCCCTTCAACCCGCCGAGCGCGGTGTTGTTCCAGTTGCTGGAGTGGATTACCAACCAGGCGAAGGGGGTGGTCGCGACAGCCGAAGAGCGAATCGCCGATGCCGGAAACAACATGCCGGTTGGCACCACGCTGGCGCTTATCGAACAAGGGTCACAGGTATTCAGCGCGATTCACGGACGACTCCATGCTTCTCAGGCCAAGGCACTGAAGATCATCTGCCGCCTGAACCACGATTACCCGGATGAGAAGGCACTTGCGAAGTACGAACTGACCGCTGAGGATTTCAGCGAGTACGATGACGTCGAGCCGGTCAGCGATCCCAACATCTTCTCCGAAGCACAGCGCTATGCGCAACTTCAGGAAGAGATCAAGCTCGTAGCGACGTTCCCTGAACTGGCGTGGGACAAGTTCGCACTGGCCAAGCGGGCACTGGAACTCCTACGTGCTGAGCACAGCGACGAGATCCTACCGAAGAAGCCCGAGCCCGTAACGGCCGACCCCGTCTCGGAGAACGTGGCGGTAATGTCCAATGCACCCTTGAAGGCTGTGAAGACGCAAGATCACGCAGCGCATATTCAGACGCACCTCGCCTTCATCATCAATCCCCTCAACATGGCGATTCCCGGCCCGATGCCGCAGCTCGGAGCGCTGATGGCCCATGTTCAGGAGCATCTCACAATGGAGTACGAGATGCTGTGCATGCAAGCGCTCCCGCAGGCGCGACAGTTGATGACGCAGGCGGGCCAGGAAGAGTCGCCCGACGCGCTGGCCTCTATGGCCAACAACGTTGCGGCGCAATCGCTACAGCAAATGTCACAGACCGTAGGACCGTTACTGCAGCAAGCAGGGCAGGTACTCAGCGCGAAGATGCCACAACCTCCGATCGATCCCGCCATTCAGAAGACCTTCGAAGCTTCTATGGCCGAGATCAAGCGCAAGGCGGATGAGAGCGCAGCGCGTTTGGATTTCGATAAACAGAAAGCGGGCGGAGAGGCGCAAGCTGCTCAGCAACAACAGCAAATCGACGCGAAGATGTCGGCGATGGAAAACATGATAAAGGCGCAGATGGCCCAGGCTAGCGAAGCGGCAGCTGCGAGGATCGCCGAACTTCAGCAGCACGTCGAAATGATGAAGAACGATGCAGATAATCGTCAGCATCAAGAGACGGAGATCATCAAGAATTTGCAGGATAACCAAACGGCGCTGCAAATAGCGCTGGAGAAAGCCCAAGCTACTCCCCCGGCCGCAGCGACAGCTCCTGAGGCTCCGGACTTCAGTCCGCAGATCGAGGCGCTGAATAAGGCGTTGGAACAAGTTGAGAAGTCACGCAGTCAGGATTCGCTCGCCGCAGTCATGCAAGGCTTGCAAGCAACGATCCAAACTCTGAGCGCCCCGAAAATGATTATTCATGACGCGGCTGGAAAACCCATTGGAATAGGGTCTGCAAATCAATGAACTCCATCACCACTGCAACTGCCGTTGGCATCTCACTTACTGAACTTGTTACAGTAGCAGTAGCGATCATTGGGGCACTTTGGGCACTTGGAAAGATTGCGCTCTCGCAATTCAAGGCCATCCTTGATCAGCGGTTCCAAACCATTGATGCAAAGTTGGCGACATTTGATCCTCTACATGGTGAATTGGCGCGTGTGGATAAGGATTTAGTCCAAGTTCGGTTGGAAATGGCGACTAACTTTGTTAGACAAGATGGGATTAGACAACTTACAGTTAGAATGGAGCAGTTGTTCAAGGAAATTTTCGACAAGTTGGACACAAAGGCCGATAAGTCTGAATGCGCCATACACCACAGTGGGCGATGCGAACAATGATTACCCTTGAGGAATACTTCGGCAAGTGGAAGGACCACCCCGATGCTACTGAAGACAGAAAGCAGAACGCCAAGTTGCTTCTGCATGCTTGCGCTGCACTTCAGTATTTTGCCGAGCGTGATGGCGTGGAGTTTCCTGACAACCCTCACACGCTGTCTGGCGTCAGCGGCCAGCAGTACGGAGGCTTCCGGCCTCAAGACTGCCCGGAGGGTGCACCACATAGCAGCCACAAGGAGGGGCTGGCAGTTGATCGTTATGACCCCGAAGGGCTGATCGACAAGTGGTGTATGAATAACAGCGAGGTCGGTGGGTTGCTGGAATCCTGCGGCATCTACATCGAGCACCCTGACAGCACGCCGGGGTGGAGCCACTGGACCATCCGACGTCCTGGATCTGGGAACCGAGTATTTCGTCCATGAGTGAACGCTTCCTTCTCTGGAGTCATGGATTTTGGAACTGGTTAGACAACCGGATGATCGTCCGCCGACTGCTTCTAGTGGTGACGATGTACCTAGTAATCGACAGTTACGCGTGGTGCAAATCTTTTGCGGAGCATACAACTCGAGACGGGCTGCAGATTGCAGCAATAATCGCTGCTGTCACTGGCCCTGTCACCGTCCTGCTGAAGTTTGTACTGGACAATTACACGGAGGGTAGGAAGTGAATCCTTACGTAATCCTAGCAGCTGTCGTAGCCTTCGTACTAAACGGGTTCTACTGGAATGCCCATGGAGTAAACAGTGAGGATACTCGGTGGAAGGCAAAGGTTGAGAAGCAAAGAGCCGACGCGGAAAACGCGGCGAGAACGAAGGAACAAATGTGGCAAGGAGTCGTCAATGAAACCGCAAAGAACTACCAAGTTAAAGTTGCTGGCATCCAGCGCAATCTCGATATTGCTCTTGACAGCTTGCGATCCCGACAAGGGCGGAGCGGCGGTGACCTGCCCAGTACGTCCGGAGTTGGCGGTACGTGCGGAACTGGGGCCACCCTATGCCGAGAGGACAGCGAATTTCTTGTCCGGGAAGCTGCCCGAGCCGATAGGCACCGAGAAGCCCTCGCTGCCTGTTACCAAGTAATCGACGGAACGAAGTAAGGAGAACGAAATGCCCAAGAGTACAGATTGTTGCAACCGTATCCTCAACCTGATGTATCGCGCCACAGCATGGGCGAACGTTGCGGACAACGCGGCAGCTTCGCCGCTTACCGATGTCTACGTCGCCCTGCATACCGCGACGCTTACGGCCGCAACCAACTCTCAGGCCGAGAATGAAGTCGCCTATACTAACTATGCGCGGCAGGCTGTGGCTCGCTCCACCGGATGGGTCGCCGGTAGCGGTGGGGTGACCAGCAATGCCGCGCTGTTGCAGTTCCCCCAGTCCGGCGCAACCGGAGCGACACTGGCGGCGGTATCAACTGGGACGACGGTATCTGGTGCTACGGCGGTATGGCACTACGGCACGTTGAATAGCCCAATCACCATCGGTGCAGCGGCCTCCATCACACCGCAGTTCCTCGCCAATGCTTTGCAGATCACGGAAACGTGATGGGCTGGCTCGACAAATATCCCTATCTCTACAACTGCGCGGAGTGTGGGGCTAAGGTCAAAGTAACTCAGAACAAGGTGAAACGAACATGCAATCACGCAACGGCAACGATCAACGCACCGAGAAAAGTACTGCTGACGGGCGACGGAACACTGAACGGAGTCCCATTCTCCCAGAGGGTGGAATGGAACACCAGGAAGTTCCTGACGTGGGTAACCGGACGGTGTGTATGAGTGCAACACTTCGCGGTGAGGGTAAGGCGGCAGCATGATCTACATCGCTACCTGCCCGGTATGTAGCATCTACACGCGGGTTGAGGACAACCAGCCCTATACGTGTTGCGGGTGCAAGGTACCGTATTTGTTGGAGCCCGACGAACCCGTCGTGCCTCCGGTAGAGGTTCCGGTAGATGACGCTTCATAGCATTCAAGACATTGTTGATGCTGAGTTGGCGGGGCAGTCGTTCTTCGCTACTTGGCGAAAAACTCCTACGCAGACCACGGGCGCGGGCATCTGGTTTGATCTTTCTATGAGTCCGGGGAACCCAGTACCGAACTACTACGCTGCTGCACCGAATATTGCTATCGCCTTAGCACAAAGCACAGACGGCGGCATCGCTCACGGCGGTAACGTGGGGCAGCTAGGTTATACCAAGTACCTGAAGACGTTCGGAGCAATGACCGTCACGGCGACAGCGGTGCCGTTGCCGATGCTGCTGTGCGATTACCTGATGTTCTACCCGTTCGTGGACATGTCGATCACGGACTACCAGCCGCTGACGACCAACATCGCTTTGCCGCGCTACCCGACCGGCAATGGGGTGCAGATCATGGCCGTGGAAGTGGCGGGGCAGTCTGGCGTCGGCAATCCGAAATTCCAGGTGCAATACACCAATCAGGATGGCGTGGCGGGGCGCCTGACGCGGCCTGTTTCATGCAATACACAGGTGGTCAATGGCACGATCATCAACACCGCGCCGGCCACGGCCGGTTGCAACAGTCCGTTCCTGCCGCTGCAGTCGGGCGACACCGGGGTGCGGCTGATCGAGGGTATCCAGTTCTACACGGCCGACGTGGGCCTGATCGCTCTGGTACTGGTCGAGGTCGTCGATGACCACATTATCCGCACGATCGATGCGCCGGCCGAGCGCAACTGCCTAGTCGATTTCTCATCGGTTCCAATCATCGCGGATGATGCTTACCTGAATCTCATCTGTTGCCCGAACGGAACATTGTCGGCAGCACCTATCCATGGCTACATTCAAACCCTCTGGGGGTAACTAAAATGACTATTCAATCACAAGACCAGTTAATTTCGGCACTCACCGGTGGAAAATACTGGCGTGCTGACTGGAACAAAAACTGGTTGGCTGCTTCGGCTCAGACAGCAGGACAGTGGTACTACCTCGGACTGGGGAACGGCAATCCGGCGACCGACGCCGTCATCGGTTCGGGGACGAACCTCGCGCACGTTGCGACGAGTCAGACAACTAGCACGACCGCAGTTGGCACCGGCTCGATCTCGACGACGACATTCACGGACACGACGCACACCTCCGGCCGTTTCACGGTCGGCATGGCTCTGTCCGGCAGCGGCGTGGCAGCGGGAACCTACATTACGGCGCTCGGAACAGGTACTGGTGCGAACAACGGCGGAACTTACACCATCAACATCAGCCAAACCGTTGGAGCAGGTACAACCATTACTGGCACTGGCTATACCAACGGCATCTATCACGGCGGCGACGTCAGCACCGACGTCAAGAACCTGTTGAACGCCTCGGTGTTCAGTGCCGCCGCGACTACGGCACCTGCGGTTTACATGTTGATCGACGTACTGGCCACCTACGCTATCTCATCCGTCACGACGACTGGTGCGCAAAACTTCACCGGACAGGCGGCATGGCCGCGCTATGCGGGTGGCAATGGGGTGCAGGCCTTCATCGTTCCGAGCATCGTGATGGGCGCAGGTACGCCGACCTACACCCTGGGCTACACCAACACCACCCCGACAGCGGGGCGTCTGACTCCGGCGAGTCCGGTGTTGCCGACTTCCACCGCCTCGGCCATCGTTGGTTCGATCCCCTACTCCGGTACGGGTGCCGGTAAGGTCGGCCCCTTCCTGCCGCTGCAAGGTGGGGATGCCGGAATCACATCTGTGCAGTCGATCAATCTGTCGGCTACGCATACCTCAGGCTGTTTGAACCTCGTCATCTGCAAGCCGCTGCTGACGCTCCCCGTCACGACTGTAGGTGTGGCCGCTGAACGCGACCTCGTAAATATGCTACCGAGCATGCCTCGGGTTTATGATGGCGCGAACCTGCAATTGCTTATGTACGCAGGTGCGGCGACTCCGGTCAACTCTGCCATTTATGGTTCGCTCGACTTCGCTTGGGGCTAGGCCATGTTACTCGGTAACTATTCAGTCTATAACCGTCTCCCACTCAAGTTCTTGGGTGGAAGCACTGCGTCGCCTGAAGTAAACCACGCCCCTAATTTCCGTCGTGGGGGCAGGCTAAGAAATCGCCAACTTCAAGACCAAACTACGGCAGCATATCCTCTGTGGGCAGTTCCGAGTTCGTACTATCCTCCATATACCTGGATGATGCCCAACAAGATTGGGGAACTCGCCAGCCGGTTCAACATCACCGGAAGTGGTGGAGTTACCGCTACAGCGCAGTCAGGGTACAACATCGAGGCTGCTCTTACAGGTGCTGGAGATATTCCAAACTCAGTGAGTATCGGCCTGATCGTATCGATAGCTGCGGCGATCAGCGCAAGCGGTGGGATCACTAGTGCGGCGACTGAAGCCCTTGCGAGTATGGTAGCGGCGCTCACCGGCTCTAGCAGCGTTGCGGCAACGGCGGCAGGACTGGCCGATCTCGGTGCAGTTCTCACTGGTGCGGGTGTAGTAGTGGCCGGTAACACGGCACTGATGGACATTGAAGCGAATATTCGTGGATATGGAGAGCTGACCCCGGAAGGGCTGCGCGATGCAGTATGGTCTGCGATCCTGACTAATTACCCCGATGCGGGCACGGCAGGCAACACACTGGCGTTGGCCGGCTCTGGCGGCGTCGATTACGACACTCTCGCTACTGCTGTCTGGACTCGTACGCAACGCACTCTTTCCGCTGACGGCAACGCTGATGTAGCTTCGGCGATTGCTGCCTATGCCATCGAGTCTGGATGGACTACTGAGACACTATTGCGAGTGTTTGCGGCTGTTCTAGCTGGTAAAGTCTCCGGAGCAGGAACAGGGACCGAGACTTTCCGAGGCATCAATGATGATAAGGATCGCGTAGTAGCAACAGTTGATAGTAACGGTAACCGCACTGCAATTACGCTAGATGGATCGTGAGTAACCAGTTTTTCGGTCAGCAGGCTTTAGCCGCGCAGTACTTCCGCCCGCAGTATATACATGGCACGGGCGGTACCCCGCCTGTTCAAGATGCGCGCTCAGGGTACTGGCGATTGTTCTTCATGCAGATGCAGGAAGAGGCGTTGAACCAGTATGAAAAACACGCCTCTACCGAACGGACCCTGGCACCGACCAGCGAAGAACCCAAGAAAACAACGCCCCCCAAGAAGGCCAAACTACCTGCACTTGTAGAACTAGAAACGTACGAGATTCCCAACTTCAAGCGCAAACCAATCTACACGCAAGAAACAAAAATCGAGGCACAATTGCCTACGGTGTTGTCGAAGGCAATGCTCGACACTGATTCGATGTACAAAGACTTTGCAAAGTACATCGTTGCCTGGAAGCAGAAAGAAAAGCAGCAAGCCGAAGCCGCAAATGACGCCGACATGCGGATTCGACTTTTACTACTTGCGGCGTAGGAGAAGGAAATGAGCGGTCTCGCAAAGCAGTTGAGTGGCCAAGGTCAGTTGAAGACCTACGCCAAGGGGGGTGCTGTCAAACATGACGATGTCAAGGAAGACAAGGCACTGATCGCCAAAGAACTGAAGGCCCGTGGCTTGAAGTGTGGCGGTAAAGCTAAGAAAGGGGGCAAGTAACATGGCAACGAGCAAACTGAGTGTTACCAAGGACGGAGTGCTTTGCGGCACGTTCGAAACCGGCAAGAGCATCGCCGAGTTCAAGGAAGAGTTCTTCCCCGGTGAAGTCGTCGAGATCACTTGGATTGGTGGTGATATTCCTCCGTCCAAGGAAGTTCCGGCAGTCGCTGAAGAAGCAGTCGCTGAAGAAGCAGTTGCTGAACCCGAAGCAGTTGCTGAACCCGAAGCCCAAGGCGAAGGAGAAGTTGGTGAAGGCACCACCGAAGCCCCTCCCGCCGAGTAATCCGGACGATAAGGTGGTGGTAGTAAAGTCTAAACGTGGCGTGAAGCGCTACGTCAATGGGAAGAAGGTCAAATGAGTCAAGACCAGATACTGGTAAAATTCATTGGGCAAATCAAGCAACTACAGGCTGAACTCGCGGAAGCCAGTATGTTGCGCCCCAAGCGTGACTTGTTCGGGCTTGGGGAAGCGGCTGGTAACTATCAGGGGCTGCAAAAAGCCCTAGATAAACTGGACGACATCATCCGCGACAAAGATGAAAAGGAAAGATCAGCGTGAACAAAGACGCATACATCAAGGAGCATTTCCCCGAAGTAGTTCCGGGCGCAACACCATGTGGCAACAAGGTACTTGTGCAACTCCGTACGATGAAGGCAAAGTCTGCCGGTGGCATCATCATTGCCAACGAGACCAAAGACTTCAACAACGGAAACACGCAGCTGGCCCGCGTGGTAAGCATGGGGCAAATCGCCTTCAAGCATCGGGAAACCGGCGAGGAATGGAAGGAAGGTGCCTGGGCCAAGATCGGGGACATTGTCATTGTTCCCCGTTGGGGTGGATTTCGCTTTGAGGTTCCTGTACCAGGGACGGATGACAAGGCGATCTTCGCTGTGTTCGAGGACTACACACTGAACCTAGTGGTCGAGTCCAACTTCGAATCATTCGACTCAATTCTGTAAGGAGCAGATAGCATGGCTGATGAAAAGAAAGACGAAGATCTGAAATTGTCGGAGCAATCCGACGGCTCAGTAATGGTCGGTGATGATACCACACCCCCGGAGCAGGAAGCTGCAAAAGAACAGGGATCTACAGGCGACGATAAGTTGGCCAGTAACGAGGGGGATGATGCTTCCGGTGAAGAGCAGGGTCACGCTGAGGAGACCGAGGAAGAAGCCGAAGCTCGCCGCCAACGAAACCGTGCCCGACGTGCGGAGAACAAGGCCCGCCGCCAGGATTACGTCGAATCGCTGAAGAGAGAACTTGCTGCTCGCGATGAACTGCTTCAGCAGGCCATGACACGGCTGGATGCCGTCGAAAAGCGCACCCACGGTGCAGACATGGCTGCTGTCGACGCGGAGCTGCGCAAGACGGCCGATGCCTACATGTACTTCCGCGAGCAACATGCCTTGGCTGTCTCTAAGGCTGATGGCGCAGCGGCGGTCGAGGCCCAGGAAAAGATGTACCAGGCACAACGTCGCGGCGAAGAGCTCGATCGAATCAAGAAGGCAGCAGCGCAGCGTCCGCAGCAGACTCAGGCCCTCGACCCGATCCTGAAGATGAATGCCGAGTCGTGGTTGGAGCGCAATAAGTGGTACGATCCGACTGCGACGGATGCCGATTCAAGAATTGCGCTCACGGTGGACCAGACTTTGGCAGCTGAAGGCTGGAACCCCAAGACCCCGCAGTACTGGGAGGAACTTGACGCCCGACTGAAAAAATATTTGCCTCACCGCTACGTTTCGGGGCATAATAGGGGGAAACCTGTCAACAAGTCGCCGGTTGCTGGCTCCGGGCGCGAAGAGGCAGGGGCAAGTAGTTCTGGTGGTTACAGGTTGTCGGCCGATCGCGTCCAAGCGATCAAGGATGCCGGTGCCTGGGATGACCCCAAAGCTCGCGCTGAGATGGTACGGCGCTATCAAGAATACGACAAGCAGCATTCTGCTTAATCAAGGAGAACACAAAATGGCTTCCAAACAATCTACTTCTGCTTTCGGTGATGAGCGTCTGAAGAAGGATGCAGGAAATGCTGCGCGTGGTTCCCGCGATGGCGAAGATGCTGCTCGTGTGCAGCAAGATGGTGGACTTCTTTCGGCTGAAGAGCGGCGTCGTTTGCTGCGCCAGGAAAGTGTCCAAGAGATTCTCCCAACGCCCCCGACTATTGAAGGCTTCCACTGTTGCTGGCTCAGCACCACGAATAGCACTGACCCTGTCTACAAGCGCATGCAGCGCGGGTATACCCCGGTCAAGGCTTCTGAGGTTCCTGGGTTCGGCGGGCAGTTTGTTGCTGTTGGCGGGGAATTCGATGGCTGCATTACCTGCAACGAAATGCTTCTGTTCAAGATCGATGCACAAACGTACAACGATCTGATGACCATTTACCACTACGACATGCCGAAAGAACAAGAGTCGGCGATTCGTGAGCGCATCGATGGTCTCCGCGAACGGATGGGGGACGGACAGGTAGCTGATGGCGTCGAGGTGGAGGGGAATTTCAACAACCTTGGACGCGGAGTGCGTCCTCCCACTTCATTCATTTAAGGAACAACTATGAGCGCAACTAATGCTCCATTCGGCGTACGCGCCGTGTTCCACCCGAGCGGCACCATTCGCACTGAGACGTTCTTCCCGACCGCCATCAATGCGTCTGCCTGCTACAAGGGTGATCCCGTCAAACTGACCGGCGGCACCGACGTGGTTTCGATCGCGACCGGTGGCAACGCCATCATCGGCATCTTCGATGGTTGCAAGTACATCGATGCTACCGGCAAACCGACGTACTCGTCCTACTGGCCCGCCTCGCTGTCCGGCGTAACCGGTATCGAGTGGTACGTCATCACCGATCCCATGACCGTGTTCGAAGTGCAGGGCGCTGGCGCTATTGCAGCTACGGCAGTTGGCGATTCCGCTGACCTGACCATTGCTGCTGGCAATGCCAATACCGGCGTTTCGGGCTCGTACCTGGCGTCGGGTTCGCTCTCTGGTGCTGCAACTGTCAAACAGTGGCGCATCATGGGCCTGGGGCAACAGGTGGACAACGCCTGGGGCGATTCCTATACCATCGTTCGTGTGACCATCGGCCAGAGCCAGCGGTTCACGGAAGTCAACGCCATCTAAGGAGAATAGAACATGGCAGCTCCGATGCGCAGTTCCGACTTTCGCTCGATTGTCGAACCCATCCTCAACCAAGCCTTCGATGGCGTCTACGACCAACGTGCCGACGAGTACAAGCAGATCTTCAAGGAAGAGACGGGCATCGCCCGCGCCTACCACGAAGAGCCGATGCTCTACGGCATGGCCTCCGCCCAACTGTTGCCGGATGCAAACCCGGTGGCTTACGATGCGGGCGGTCAACTGTTCGTCAAGCGCTACCAGTATGATGTCTACGGCCTGGGCTTCGCTCTGACCAAGGTGCTGGTGGAAGACGGCGATCACATCCGTATTGGCTCCACTTACTCCAAGCACCTCGCTCAGTCGATGACCGAGACGCTGGAGACCGTGACGGCCAACCACCTGAACCGCGCTTTCACGAGCGGCTACACTGGTGGCGACGGTGTCATCCTGTGCTCCAACGCGCACACGGCGGCGCTTTCGGTTGCAGCTGGCGATGCTTCGGCATCCAACCTGCTGGCGACCTCCGCAGTTCTGTCGCAGACGTCCCTGGAACAGATGCTGATCCAGATTCGTCAAGCGGCCGACCCGCGCGGCAAGAAGATCCGCCTCACGCCGAAGAAGCTCATCGTTTCGCCGAGCAACATGCTGCAAGCTGAAGTTCTGCTGAAGAGCGTCCTGCGCGCTGGCACCAATAACAACGACCTGAACCCCGTGAAGTCCATGGGCGCTCTGGGCGATGTTGTGGTCCTGTCCCGTCTGACCTCGGCCACGGCCTGGTTCATCCAGACCGATGCGGACAACGGTCTGCAGGTCAAGTGGCGCCGTAAGGTCGAGAAGTCGATGGAAGGTGACTTCGAGACCGACAGCGTTCGCTACAAGTCGACCATGCGTTTCGGCTCCGGCTGGACCGACTGGCGCGGCGTGTTCGGTACTCCTGGCACCTAAGCAGTGAAGCATCCCAGCCTCCATGTCGGGGGCTGGGCAACCCTTGAGTGGTTCAAGCCACAGAGGAGTTTCAAAATGCAAATCAGCGACGACATCTACCTCGGCCCCGTACTTGCTGGTGGTCCCAGCGTTTCCGATGGCCCTGCCCCCATGACTCTTGGCGTTGGCCCTCTTGGCCGCGTCTACATTTTCGACATCGCCCCCGTGACGCTTCAATTAGCGGGGCTGGCTACCGGGCAAAACCCTGGCTCCGGTGGCTCCTTCACGCTCGCTGCACTACAGGCCGGTGTTACGGCAACTGTCGACGGTAACGGAGTTACCCGCTACGTGTTCGACGTGCCGCGTTCGGTGTCCATTCAAGCGACCGGTGCCAACACCGCGACCTACACCGTCAGCGGCTACGACATCTACGGGCAGGCTATGAGCCAGACCCTGGCAGCACCTTCTACCAGTACGGTCAAAACCACCAAGATGTTCAAGTCCGTAGTCAGTGTTACCAATGCCAACGCTACTGCGGGTACCAACGGCTTGCAAGTTGGCTTCGGTGATGACGTTGGCCTCCCGATCCGCGTGACCGACCTGGGGTACATCCAATCGGCCATGTACAACGGTGCGGCGGTAACCATCAACTCCACCAATTTCGGTGTGGCTGACACTACCTCCCCGGCAACCACGGCAACCACGGATGTTCGTGGCTACATCAAGGCTGCAGGCTTCTCCGGCGGCAACAACGGAACCAAGCGCATGGTCTTGACCATCGCAGTACCGGCGATCGCATGTGGTCCCAGTGCGACGCGCATCGGAGCCTTCGGTGTAACGCAAGCCTAATTGGACAGGGGGTTGAGGTCTGGCCCCCGTTCTCTAACAGGAGAAAGAAATGCGTCCAGTTCAGAAAACCTTCGGTAGTACTGCAGCAGTGACCACAAGTCTGGCCACGTCTGCTTCTCCAGGGGCTGGCGTTCCCCTTACCCAGCAAGCAACGACCTTTACTGGGGGGTATGCGCAGCTGGTAACCCTCACGTCGACCACCGCTTCAACAAACGCCAATGCCTACGTAATCACAGGCACCGATGCTGATGGTCATCTACAAACCGAGACGCTTACCGGCCCTGCTGGCAGCAGCACAGTAACTTCTACGAAGTATTTCGCGAGCGTTACCAGCATCGTCAGTGCCAGTGCTTCTACTTCGATTGCAGCGGGAAATTCGGCATTGTCGGCAAGTAGCACGTTCATTCCCGACTACATCAATCCTGTGGCCAGTATTGGTTTTGGATTCACGGTTACGGGAACGGCAACTTACAAGCTGCAACTGACGTACGATGATGTGTTCGACCAAACGCAGACTGGTTCCAGTGCAAAAACGTGGTTCGACGATGCTACTGTTACAGGAAAGTCGGCGGCATTCAACTACGCAATGACTAATGCTGTGCGGGGTGCTCGTATAGTATTTACTGCATGGACTTCTGGTACTGCTACGGGCACGATGGTACAAGGACTGCAAGCAGGTTAAGGGGAGCTCTACATGAGTACGTCCGGTACGGTAGCGACTACGGTCATCGATACTGCTGCGATGATCGAACATGCCTTCCGGCGTGCAAAGGTTCCTCCCGCACAACAGACTCCCGAGACGGTACAAATCGCTCGGGAGAATCTGTACTTCATCCTCCTGAATCTTTCCAACAGGGGGTTGAACCTCTGGGCGGTAGAAAAGGCATTCATCGGGCTTACCGCTGGCCAGGCGACATACGACACCCCGGCGGGGACGCTCGATGTTCTTAACGTGGTGTACTCCACCCCGACGCTCGAAACGGTGAGCTTCTCCACTATCGCGACTGGGGGACAGGCAGCGATCTCCTCCGCCGCCATCATACGGGTTGGGCTCAAGTTCAGCGTGGCGTTCTCTGGGGACATCCAGGTGAAGTCCAGCGGAACGCTACTGACCGCCCTACCAACTTACGCATACTCGGCGGGGCAGTATTACTGGGCGGATCTACCCGTAACCACCACGGGCACAGTCTTCACAGTGGAATCCGCAGCCGCCCCCTACCCCGCAGTATCTGACATCAAACTGGTTTCGCAAGTATACGACCTGCCTTTGTCGATTTGGAATCGCGATACCTGGGCAGCGCTGAATAATAAACAGAAACAAGCACACCCCTCGACAAACTATTTCTTCGAGAAGAAACTTACCCCAACCCTGACGCTCTGGCCAGTACCTGACAACGCCAATGATCACCTGATGATCTATCGTCAGAGGCAACCGCAGGATGTTGGCACCTTGATCCAGCAGGTTGAGGTTCCACAACGGTGGTATGACGGCATTATCTGGCTTCTTTCTGCGAAGATTGGCTTTGAGCTTCCTTCTGTTGATCCTGCGCATCTGCAACTGTTGATCCAGATGGCAGATAAGATGGAATTTGAGGCGGAGCAGCAAGAAACCGACGGAGCTCCGATCTACATTTCGCCGGGGATATCATGCTACACCAAGTAGACCGCGTAGTCTATACACATGATTTGCTTCTTTTTGGCAAGCGTGTGCCATTCTATGTTGGCATTGGAGCACCGGAACGCCCATACTACATGCGAAGAAATAAGTATCATGCAAATGTTGTAGCAAAGTATGGGGCTGCGAATATTGCAGTCAGTGTCTGGAATACCGGGCTGACAATGGAAGCAGCCTGTGTAGTTGAGAAAGAATTGATCCAATTTCTGAAGGACGAAGGTCTTCGTCTGACCAATCTAACAGTTGGTGGGGATGGTACAGTTGGCTATGTGTGGACAGACGAGCAAAGAGCTAAGAAAAGTGGCGCTAACCACCCGTTCTATGGGCGTCGATATACCCTTGCTGAAAAACAGAAACGATCACTAAGCATGAAGGGCATGTGGGATAGAAAACAACACCCATGTATCGGTAAAGTGGAATCTGAGACAGCCAAGAAAGCACGTGTTGAAAAGATAACTGCTGCATGGACCCCTGAAAAGCGTGAACTGCATAGCAAAATGTTGCAGGGCGCTGGAAACCCGTTTCATGGGAAAACACACAGTGACGAGACAAAGGCTAAAATATCAAAGACTAAACTAGGCAAGCGTACAAGAACTTCTGAGTCTTACGCTAGGTCTGGCTTTGCTGTAAAAGGGTCTAAATGGGTAACTAATGGGGAAACGTCCCTGCGGTTGTATGAGCCTTTGCTATCAGAGCAACTTCTAAGTGGGTGGTGGCTCGGAAAGTGTGACAAGCGGGGGACCAAATGAGGCTCTATCTCCCCATTAGCGCAACCGGCTCCGTGGCCATCGCAGTTTGCGGGCGGTGCAACACCAAGATTCAGTACGACGAACTCGTACAAGATCCGAACAACAAACTTTGGGTTTGTAAGGAATGTTGCGACATTCTTGATCCGTATCGTCTACCCGCTCGGAGAGCTGAGAACATCTCACTTCAGCACCCGCGTCCCGATGACGCGATCGAACCGGGAGCACAT